CTGAAAACAAGTCAACTTTACTATGATAACGTATCCAGGCCCGGCCAAAACCTTTTTCATAAACATGGTTTAGGCGATTGTAGAGAGACTTTCCACTACAATCTCGCAAAGACCCGGATTTCAATTTACTTATCTGAAAATGTGGTATACGTTGAAAGTTATTCCCCTCTCTCATTAAGAGTTGGCTGTTAAATGTGCCTGCATATCTATTAAGGTGGCTCTTGCTCTCATTTATGGAGAGACCAGCTTTAATCGATTCATGTTTCCATGCATCTTTCCTTGCCTGATCACTGAAAGCTAAGAGGTCGTCACCATTAATTTTCTTAAAATCAATACGTGCCTTTAACGACACATAATCATTTAAAATGCATAGTGCGGGGAAACTTGTCAATGAACCCATTAATTGACCAGAGGTCTTTATTATCGAAGAGCCATCCGGATAAAATAACTGTTCATTTGACAGACTCTTAAGAACGAGTCTTTTTAAATTTTGATGCCAGCCAGGAACTTTCTTCAAAATCTCATTCCATATACAATATGTTACCTGTTGCGGAATAAAATCTGTAGAATTCTCATAATCCCCAGATAGGATACTTAGATCTCGATTATCCGAGTTACCAACTACGACTCTGTCAGCCACTTGTGCTCCGGTATATTTAAATATTCTTTTCTTAGATAAATACCGTTGCACACAGTTCTGTAAGTTCTTCATTAAAAACGTAGCAGGATGATTTGTTGTTATCACCCGAGTCTTACCCTTGTCGGGAACTAATTTAACACTATGATCATGTGTTGAATTAGAAAAAAAGTCTCTTGCTAGTTCACTCCACGTACCTTTTAACTCATCTGTTCGAAGAAAATGTAAATAATCTTCTTGCAGTTCACTAGAGCCGTTAACTAAGAAATCATGTAATATGATATCTTTTTCTTTATAACGATAGGTACTTTGTGGCATAATGAGTCCCTCATTCACTGTATAATTAAAGTGACTGAACAACTTTCTTACATGTAACCGGATACCCTCTAAGTCCTTCATATGGATTTCAGGAGTTCTAGTCATCAACTTTTTGTGGTTATCAATCAATTCTTCAGTACTCGAAGGATTTATAAAAAGATTTTTCTTTCCCATGTAATGGGAGAAAAGAAGACCGTGTATGGTCTTAAATCCTAATTTCATGAAAGAACTAATCTTTAAACCCAAAAAGTCAAATCTAGTAACTCCTTGAAGGTTTTCTAAAATTTCTTTTTTTTGTCGACGTAAAGAACTTTTCACATTACGTCTTTCTTCTTTTTTTATTCTTTTATTAATTTTTTTTAAATTTTCTTGTATGTCCGAACACTCATTTAACAGAGCTTCGAAAGGATCACACATTCTTTTTTTAATATTAAATTTTAAAGGTCCGTCCGTCATTTGGTGACTTTCGAAAAACAATTGCCTATCAAAATCTACTTCATATGCCAGATTAACATTAATGGCATTAAAG